AGGCTATTGCAAAACCACCGGCAATGGCATCGGTGGCTGTTTTAAAGACAGCCGTAGTCTCCTCGGCTTCGGTCCAGAGATCGAACATCCAATCCGGAATGTCCTTTTTGAGGAGGTCATACCATTCCTTGTCTATCTCTCCGCTGGTGTCCTTAAACGAGGCGGCAATGTCTTCGGCAACCTGTTCAGCCGTCAACGGGAGATCGTTCAGACCGTCAATCAAGTCCCGGATGGTCTTTTCGATATCCATCACGGGGCCTTTCAGCCCCTCCATCGATGCCGTGAGTTTATTTATTTCTTCGTAGATGCGTTTGATTTCGTCATACGTAAGTTTCCCGCGATAGGTCAGAAGCGCCTCGTTGAGCTTCTTGATTCTGGCCTCGGCGTCGGCGCGGAAGGTAATGCCAAGTTGTTCAGCGAGCGATCTGGTCTCAACCGTGACCCCGGTGATCCCTTCCTTCAGGGTTTTGATCTTATCTTCAAGCGCCTTGATGGCTCCGGGCGTCGCCTCTGCCGAAGTCTTTAAGAGCTTGAGCGCTTCTTCGGCCTTTGCCAGCTCCGCTGTAAGTTCCGTTCTCGTCTTGAGGCCGAATTCCTTGAAGAGGGCAGTAAGATTGACGATAGGAGTGATGGCCCCTTGTTCGATGGCCCCTTTGATGGCGCGGAAGGCTTCGCCAAGCAAGATCATCGCACCCTTGACGCTGATAGTCTGGGTATTAGCTTCGGACATGACGATATTCGAGTCCTTGATACCCAGGGCAACCCGACGCCATCCGGAATTGACGCCCTCAAGGAACGCAACGAAGCCCGAGGAACCAGCCTCTTTCATGGCGTCCCGCATATTATTGAGTTCGAACGTGAAATCCTTGACTGCCTTTGCCAGAACAGGGATTGCCACGGCGATGGTGATAACAATGGGGTTAAGCGCAATCGCCTTGATAACGTTTAGCCCTTTGATGAATGTCGGTAATTGCTTCAACACCGTGCCGATGGCGAAACTTAGGGTCCCAAGAGCCGTGAAAAGCCCCCCTATTCCGAAGACCGTCCCGGCGATGGCCTTCGTCAGTCCCGGATGTTCCTTCGCCCAAGCCGTAACTTTAGCGATGATTTCGGAAGTCTTTGTTGCCAGGTCGGTCATGACCGGAATTAAAGCGTTGCCAATAGTCCTAGTCAGGCCGCCCGTTGCCGCCTGCAATTCCGTCATAGCATCGTTAAACGCATCGCCCGCCCGAGCCTCCTCTAGGGTTACGGCGCCAAACTTCTGCATCTTATCGATGTTTTCCTGGAGTCCCTTGCGCCCAAGATTGAGCATAGGAATGAGGTCCATGCCGGATTTGCCGAAGAGTTTCATGGCGAGTGCATTTTTCTCAGCACCATCTGCCATTGAGGCAAAGCGATCTGCCACATCGAGCATGACTTGGTCGAGCGGTCGGAGTTTCCCGACATCATCCGTCGCCGAGACGCCGACGGCGATAAAGGCCTCCTTGGCTTCTTTACCGCCGGACGCGGCTTCGAACATGACGCGGGACAAGCCCTTCATGCCTGTCGCAAAACCCTCGATGGACGTTCCACTCTTATCGGCCGCGAGCTTGAAAGACGAGAGTGTTTCTACGGCAATGCCGGTCCTTTGGCTTAGATCATAGAATTTATCGCCGAGGTTAGCGGTCTTGGCAATGATAAGACCCATAGATGCCGTGATGGCGGCTCCGGCAATGCTTAATGTCTTGCCGATGTCCTGGAACTTGTCGCCGACCTTGACCATCGCCTTCTCGGCGGCAGACATGTTCCTTTCGAAGTCGTCGATTTTTGCGCCGATCTTAATCCAGATATTTCCAACTTCGCCCATATCAACCCTCAGTCACTTTCCGGACAGACTCGTCCTTGATCTTTGTCCAGAATTTTGACTTGTGCAGTTTTGCCGTTTCCATTGCCTGTCGTTTCCTCGTTTCGATTTCTTTCGGAGTCATCCCCTTTCTTTCCTTATCGTCGTCGTCAAACCGAATGAAGTCCTTGGCCTTGACATGCTTTCCGCGGGGAAGACTTTTCCCGGAAATATTTACGACCTCAGCGGCCAAAAATGCGAACCGCCTCCACAGTTCTTTCTCACGCACGCATTCCCGCTCACTCACGGCGTCGGCCATGAGGCAGAGATCACCCGGTGTCAAATCGAGGAATTCCCAGGGTCGCAAACCTATGGCGTAGGCAGTCCGTTCGCTCGCTCTGAGGAAGCCGGGACCGTCGAGGGGTTTATCTCCGTCTCCGGCTTTTCCGGGTTTTTTAGTTCTCCGCTGGCTTTAAATGAAAACTCCATTGCCTTGATGATGGCATCGGTAAGTTCAGCGATTTTTCTGAAGTCGATGAGGTCTCCGGCATCCTCAAGGGTTAATGCGGCATCCTCATGGATGCATCCGGCCCAAAGAACGGCCCGGACGGTTTCGAGCATGCCGGGCCCTTTTAGTGCGGCCTGGATGTCCATGATGTCGAGACCGAGTTTCTTCACCAGGGCATTCAGAGCATTGAACCCGAGATAAAGATGCCGAGGCTTTCCGTCAAGCAAAGTAATAGGAACGGACCTTGCTTCTACATGAGGTTTCATAAAATCTCCTTACGAAAAGATTAAAAAGTGGGGGGTATCCCCGCGGATGCCCCCCGAGGGAGAAAGGAGGAAGGAAAAAAAGGAGGAATGTCAGCTTGTTGAGGGCACCAGTGCGCCCTTGCCCTTGAGTGATCCAGAGATGGTCAATGCTTCTTCGGCCGGACCTTCATAGTCCATCGATTCTAAGACGGCTTCGCCCGTAAACGTTTGCCCATCGGGCATGGTGATAATGACGTGGAGATGTGGAACGGCAGTGGGAACTAAAGACGTGTAGGCAAGGAAGTGGTTTTTGAGGGCTCTCTGGGCATAGTCGTTATAGATATAGAGTCCGCTGAAATCAATGCTCCATTCCTTGCGGCCGGCAAGGAAATCACCCCAATCGTTCGAGTCCTTCGATGTTACATCAATCGTGGACTGCGCGAAATGAAGTGCGAAAGACTGGGCTTCGCCAACGAAGTCGCCCTCGATGGAGAGCGTCATGCTTTTGCCGCTTACGGCATTAGTAGTCATAATAAACTCCTTTGAAGTTTTTTGTTTTTGGGTTTCCGGTTCCGCGTGAGAAAAGATTCGCGGGTCGGGGTAAAGCGAATAGACTAAATTAAGTCTGCAATATGTCTTTTAGTTAAACCCCGGATCAACTTGGGGCCATAACAAATCGGAACCGCAGGACTCCGTGCCTTACGAGGCGCGTCGGTATGGAATCGTCAACGAAAAGTTCCGACATATCGAGAAAGGCGATGAAAGGCGTGAAATATCCGCTAACGACAAGATCGGTCCCAAGGATGGTCTGGACGATATCATCCATATATTCCGAGGCTTCCTTGTCACCCTCTTTCGCACTCCAGACATGGACGGTAACAGAATTATCCTCAGCCTGGGTATCCCGCGTCGTGAACGACGTTGACCGCACTCCGATGGGTGCTCCGAAGGATACGTAAGGCATGACCGCATTCTTGGGAACATAGTTATAAATCGTATATCCGGTGGTCCCAAGCCGCGTATAAATCGCCTTCATCAACGGCTGGAATCCGAGTTTACGTGTTGCCATCATGTGCTCCTAAAATTGGTTGACCACCGATCCCAGTTCATGCTTTTGTAGAAAATATGCCATCGGTGCCGTTCGGCGATATCGGTTATATTCTGCCGTTGGCTGATCCGTGATAAGATGGAACGCCTCGGCATCCAGGCAGACAGCCGCCTTCCATGCTGTTTTCTGGAGCTCCAGGAAGAAGTCTATGTGCTCAAACTCGATCTTGATGCGATTGTCCCACATCACGTCCTTGAATAATTGGCGCTTGGCAAGGAAGATGTTCGGAACCTGATCGGCCAGGACATACTTGATGCCGTCGGCCGTTGCATAAACTTCACGGGGCGCGGGTATACGAGCCAGAAGTTTTCCCCGCCTTTCAAGCCTTATCCCCTTGGCATAATTCTCGTTGCCGAAGAACGCGCCCTTTTCGTGCTTGAGCATTGCTGCAACCAAACCTATCTTCTCGTCCGAATCGAGGACGGCCTTCATGTTTTTGATGGATGCGGCATCCTTGATAACCACATCATCGTCGGATATTAGGATGTAATCTTCCTTGGCTTGTTTGACAATAGCGTTTCTGCCGAAGGAAACACCGGCATCGAAAGGAAGAGAAATAACCATATGGCCGGTCTGTTTGAGTTTAGTATAGAATAGAGCCTTGTCGTCGTCCTGCGGACCATCGTCGGCTATATAAAACCGATAAGGCAGGTCGGACTTCCCGAGCGTTGCCTGATAGGTTTCAATGGTCTTATAAAAAGCCGCATCGCGCATGAAGGTCTTGATGCCGACGGCAAGTTTGTTCTCGCGGATAACTGGCTTCGGCTTTTCGCTATCGAGAATCCGCTGCCGGATTTCCGTCGTCGATACGCCTTGCGTGTAAGGCAGATAAACCAATTTGCCGCCATGCTTCCGGACATACGCCTCGCCGGGACATTGGCCCCAGTCATCGCCGTGGACGAGATAGTGCGGCTGGATACGCGCCGCTATAAGGTCGGTCGTCGAATCCCTGTCGTTCTGTATGATGGTTTTATCGACGCATTTCAGGCCATCGACAATCCGCCGCCTGGCCTCGAAGGGGATGACCGGTTGCGATTTGTAATCAGAAGTGGCCTTGTCGGTCAGGACGCCGACAATAAGTTTCGTCCCGAGTGCTTTGGCCCGTTCCAGGATTGCCAAATGTCCCTCATGAAATAGGTCCCAGACGCCGCCGATGAAAACGACTTTCGCGCCCCGCTTGAAATAGTTCCGGTCGAGGGCCCGGCAATCCATCCAGAATCGATATCCCCGTTGCCGCTGTTTCCAGGTCGAACCATAGCGTTCCAGGAGATACCGTTCCGGCGGGTTCGGCAGAAAGCACGGAAGATTATGGAAC